GTCCTCTATCCAAACCTTTGCGACTTTCATCTTTGCCTTAGCGGCAAGTTGCTTCAGGGTGGCGATGGAGACTAGGTGTTCTGCGGCTCTCGCCCTTAGTGCGCGTTGCCATGCTTCTCGCTTCGCTTCCTCGCTATCAGCACCAGCCTCTAATGCGAGTTCGTGGGCCAACTGCGTTAGGTACTTCACGATGTCGGCTTCCGCCTTCTTGTACTCCTTCATCACCACTGGGTCGCCTTCCACGATGACTTGCGCCCATCGCTTCGGTGGTAGTTCGGTCAGCACGTCGGCCTTGCGACGGCGAACGTAGCAGGACGAACGAAGTTTGCGGTTGAGTGATGAAAGACTGCGTGCTGATGCTCGCCCATAGGTGCTACGGAACGATGTTGCGCCACCAAACTCCTCTAAGCGGTTGAGGACACGAAGTTGGGTCATTATTTCTAGGGGCTGATTTACGATAGGCGTTCCCGATAGGCAAACACGAACGCCACCATCGGCAACTTTGTCTGCCATGCGGATACACGCCTTAGAGCGTTGTGCTGACCCGTTCTTGATGTAGTGGCTCTCATCTAGGACTAAGCCTTTGATGCTGGTGAACTTGTCGGTCCAGTGGGTCAAGATGTCGTAGTTGATGACGTACACATCTGCGTCAGGAAGGTTGCCCGTGGTACCTGACAACACCTTGACTTGGATGCCATCTATCCACTGCTCGGCTTCGCGCTTCCAGTTCAGTTTGAGGCTGGCGGGGCATACGATGACGGCAGGGAAGGCATTAGCCGCCTTCAGCACGCCTAGGCCCTGTGAGGTCTTTCCTAAGCCCATCTCGTCCCCGATAAGCACGCCCACGTTGCTTGGTTCATCTTGGGTCCACGCGCCTTCTCCGTCGGTGCTGAAGCCCATTTGTCTCATTGCGTAGGCCACGCCCGCACGTTGGAAAGGAAACAGTTGGAAGCGGTCATTTCCAAACCCTGCGATTTTGATTTCCGCGTCGTGGGCTGCTGATGCATCTATGACATCCTGAATAACGCTTGCCTCGCCCACAAGCCTCATCGCTTCAGGTGATGTCGCGGCTTTGTGTTCGCTGACAAACTTCAGAACTTCGTCCACGCTCTCGATGGGTACGAGCCACACTTTGTCCTTCGGGGACCATGAGGCTCCGGGCATCTGACGAACACTACCTAGTAAGGCTGCGTCGTAGTTGAACGAGATAGCGAACGACTTGCCACGGACCGATACGGTTGGTGCTGTGCTGATTTCGTAATCGGGCAGGCGGTCAACTTCGGGGGTCAGATAGAGGTGATGGTCTTTCGCCAACTGACGCACGAGGCTCACGGTCTTGGCTGGAACTATCCATACCTTCTCGTGGACGTTCCAATGGCGCTGGGGGATAGAACGGACACTCTCAACGAGTTGAGGGTTGTAATCAAACTTCAGCACGATTTCGCCATGCTCTAGCGATGCCGTACCCGTGTAGTCGGGCTTGTCAGGCTTGGGTGCTGATGCAAGTATCGCCTTAGCCCTGTCGGTCATGGGGATGCCGTAGCGTTCAGCCCACGTCGCCACTGACCCATACTTGGATACGGCTACTTGCCACCCGCGTAGTTCACGGTTCCACGTTGCTGATAGCCCCTGTTTTGGGTAAGCCGTGTCTCCGTAAGGGAGGAACACCATCACCTTGCCGTTGCGAACATCCACGGCACGAACGCCTTTGATTTTGCTCTTGACATTTGGCGGTTCGGGGATGCTGTCGTAGTCAATGCCCGCCTTGGCGAGTTGCGTCCGATACTTTGCGATTAGTTCCCACGCGTCACGAGCAAGCGCATCGGTCCACACCTCAATGGGGGCTTCACCTAACGACTTGCCATACTTGCTATCAGGACCGTTGAACCCAATGCCGTCTTGCGAGGCGGCACCATCGCAAACACCAGCGAGCGTTTGTACGGCTCTAACTAATGTTGGGTCAGGTGACATACAAACCCTAGTTTAGTAGGGTCGTAAGGAAAAGTCAAGAACTACTTTCTTGGTTGAACAAACCCATCCACGACTTCGTGGCTAGGTGGCAATAAAGTTTTTTCGTCACCTTTTGTGCCGTTGACATAGGCACCATCCAAGTTGGCAAAGCGCAAGTTGGCACCACTCAAATCGGCCCCACCCAAGTTGGCCCCACCCAACTCGGCATGGTCTAGGACGGCACGGGTCAGGTCGGCATTGGTCAGGTTGGCGTTGTGCAGGTTGGCATTGCTCAGGTCGGCCCTGCCCAAGTAGGCATTGTACAGGAAGGCACTAAACAGGTTCGCACCGCGCAGGTCGGCAATGCTCAAGTTCGCACCGCTCAGATTGGCACCACTCAGGTTGGCACCACTGAAATCGGCACCACCTAGGCGGGCATTGGTCAGGTTGGCGTGGAACAGTTGGGCATCGGTCAGGCTGGAACCGTGCAGGCTGGCACCGCCTAGGTCGGCCCCGTTCAGGTTGGCACCTTGCATTTGGGAACCCCGAAGGTCGGCACCGTGAAGGTTGGCATTGAGCAGGTTGGCACCGACCAGCCTTGCGTGGGGGGTAATAATGACATCTTGACCGTTGATGGTGTGGATGCCGTTGGGTACTCCACCCGCGCCGCTTGTACCTCTTTGATACTGATTACCGTGAAACTCGTGTCCGGGGAAGTCGCCCTTGCGGACAGGGTAGGTGGATAGCGATTTCAGTAGTTCATTGGCAGCAAAACCTGACATACAAAGTCCTTTCGGTCTAAGTAAATGCTACATCAGGATTTACAAAACCCTACTTACTCTCTCGGTTGTGGTGCTTGTAAAGGGCTTGGTCAGTCGTGCCAGCCCACTCTGCGATTTTGCGCCAAGTGATGCCATGCTCACGAAGTCGGGTGACGGTCTGACGACGCTCAATGCCCAACTCGATAACGGCTCGTTCGTGGTCGCGCATCTGCTTGCAGACATCCTTGATGTGCGTCAAGAGCGAGGCGACATCTGCTGAAAAACCTTCGTCAAGTTCCTTGCGCTTTGGAAGTGGGGTCACTGGGTCCATTGTTATTCTCCTATTTTGGTGAAAGTTTATTCGGTGGGTAGGTCTTGTGATGAGGGGTGGCGCTTTCGAGCCTCCTCCTCCTCCTCTAGGTGCTGCTGGTGAAACCACTCGCCCGACACAAAGAAACCACGAACGCGGCAGATAAGGCAGTGTCCGTAATCGTGTGAGTTCTCAAACTCGTGTTCGGGGGCGTTTTTCACCATCAACTCCTTTCTGTTTTGGAAACCCTACTACAACAACGGCGGTTGCGTGAGGGTAATCAAGTCAAGCCATTTAGTGAAATGTCGGGGGCGGCTTACAGTTCGGCGGCGAGTAAGACCGACGGGTAGGCGAGGAAGTCCATTTCAGCACCTATTCTACGCTAGTAATCGTGATTTCCAAAGCGTCGCTGCCAAAAATGGGAGCGAGCATTGTTAGTTTCACCACAATGCCAGCGTGGTCGTCAAGGAGAACGCCAGCATCTACAAGCCCGTCAATGGCGGCTTTCACCACGGGGAAGCAAGCACCGACATCTTGGCGGTAGCGAGCGTTCAGGACATACGGTTGCGCCGTGACCTCTATTCGTTCCAAATGAGGCAGCATCTCGTTCTGGGCCGCTTCACAAAAAGCGTGTCGCCACTCTTTCACCACTTTGGCGCGAGCGTGATGGTGGACGGTTCGTTCCTTGTTGAGCGTGAAGTCGGGTCGGACTTCGTATTTCAGGGTGTAGGACTTTTGGACCTTCTTGCTCATACTGAAATAACCTTGAATGGCCCACGCACTTTGGTTGTGTGGTACGCAGATGCTTTGAGGGCGGTGGTGATACGTTCCTTGCCCGTCATCGTGATGTTTTGGAGGGCGAAAAGAGCCGACATCGCTGACAAGCCACCCGCACCAATGGCGGAATAGGTTTCGCGGCAACGGATGACGCTGAAATCCGAGCCGACAATCCAAATCCCTGCGGTACTTACGACGAGGATGTCCGTGTCGTTCTCCCCCGTGCCGTTGTCTTTCCACCACGCTTCTAAGTAATCGCGGAGTTTGATGGGGTCGCCAATACTACTGTCGTAGGCGATTTCAGCAAGACGGAAGCCACCGCAAGCACCCAACAGGTAGTCGTCGGCCTTCCAAACCTTGATTTCGGTGATTATTACGCTGTCCTCGTCAAAGGCACCACTATCGCCACCTATCCACGCTTGCTTTTTGTCGTGCCAGCCAGCGATTGAGGTCATGGGAACAGGCTACTAGTCGTTTTCACTAGACGGAGGTTTGGGTATTTCTTACTTTCCCGCGTTGTCAACGGCTTCAGATGCCCGTGCAGCGTCGGAAGCGTCCGAGAAGTAGATGTGGGTTTCGTCGGCGGGGTATTCGTCGTTCATGCTGTCGTCGGCAAAGTCCCCTGCTGAACGGGCGGCACGCTGGTGGAGGTCTGATGCGTTGCGGTGAAGGCTTTCAAGTTGCGCGTTGCCTTCGGCCCGTGCCTTCTCCGCTGCGTCCGAGTGGTCCTTGGCGAGTTGGCTGTGCTGTTCGGCGGCACTGATGGGGTCCATTTTCCCCGTAATCACGTCGCTGAAAACGCCATGAGCGCGGTCCCCGAACGAGGTGTACTGGTTGCCGTGAAATGGGTGTCCCGGCAAATCACCTTTGCTAATCCGTGCTACGACCAGCCCATTTACGACTTCGTGAGTGTCTGGCAACTTGGTGTTTTCGTCACCTTTTGTGTTGTTCAGGTTCGCCCGTGACAGGTTGGCCCCGCTCAAATCGGCCCCACCCAAGTTGGCATCTTGCAACTCGGCCCCCCTCATGTCGGCGTTGTTCAGGTCGGCATTGCGCAGGCTGGCACCTTCCAAGTTGGCATTGACAAGGTTGGCCCCGCTCAGGTTGGCCCCCCACAGGCCAGAATAGGACAGGTCGGCCTCTATCAGAGTGGCACCGTTCAGGTTGGCACCCATCAGGAGGGCAGCGTTCAGGTTGGCACCTCGCAGGTTGGCTCCAGTCAGGTCGGCGTTGACAAGGTAGGCACGGGACAGTTTGGCACCGCTCAGGTCGGCACGGG